ATTTCGCTGCGCAGATTGGTGCGATGGCGATAAATCGCTTGATACGTCTCGAAGTTATGTAACAAATCCCAGTTCGTAGGAAGCTCCAATGGATCCGAGTTAGGGTCAGCGTCAAGCAAGGGTATGTACAACCCATGTCTGTCTCTGCCTGTGCGACCCTTTCGTTGGATGTGTACGGTCTGGCTGGAAAGAACGGATTGGAGTGTGTGCATATGCGAAACCATCGAAACCCCACAGTCAATAACGCATGATACGCCCTTAATTGTTACACCTGCATCCACCATTTGTGTCGCTACGATGTGGCCGGTCCTCGGTACTCGTCGGTCCACGCTGGACAGTTTGGCTATACTAAATGGACGTCCCTCAACTTCTGAAAACATACCACTGCGATCTTGAATTGCGTCGAATATCCTACTACATTCCTTTATGCTCGGGTGTATTATCAGCACCCGATCACTATAACCCGCAGCGCGTGCGTTATCGGAACGTAAAAGGCTATCAAATGCAAGACAAGGATCGGTTCTTAACGGCAGTGTTGTTATGTTGAAGCGTCTGCTCAGATTAGCACGGTATGTCCCGTAATGGGTAGCATCAACTCGCAAAGTCGGTGTGGCTGTGCTTAAGACTAACTTGAAACCCGCTTCTAAGAATGCGTGTACAAGGAAAAGCTGGTCAGGTGATTGGAAGTGGTACTCATCGATTTGGATAATGGTATGCTCAGGATTACATTCCTTGATTTGATCTAGAATGGCGCGTGCATGCCCTGCCGTCATGATCAATATTTGTCTCAAAGAATTGTCGCCCATAATGAAGCTCCCATCATTACGACAAGCCACATCAGCCCTAGCCCGCTTCGCATTGCGACACCATCTCCAGGAAAAGTGACCCTGATCATTGGGCCAGCTGGTTTCCTGAGCTAGGATATTAGTCGGCACGATGACAATGTGAGTGTAGATAGATAACGTGTAGTGTGGGAACGTAAATTGATCGCGATTGACAATCGCCTGTGGGAAAAAGAAGGTTTTACCGGAACCTGTTGGTGCATCCAGGATGATGGCGTGACCGGAACGGACAGGATGTTCCATAAGAGATTCAATGCAGTTTTGTGCTTCTGTTTCCCATGGATTGGATGATAAAGATCGTTCTGCTGATGGTATAGCAGATAGCCCCCCGACTTGCCTAGAAAATAAGCCTAAGAACCTGGTGACAGTACGTGCCATCATTTCAAGGTATTTGCCTGTATCAACCTGCACTCCGGGTAAGAGGTCAGGTATGCTTACCTTTTCACTGATCAGTGAAACGATATGACAGGCCATATGCTTGTATGCGCCGTATGGATCCTTAGGACTTAGGTTTGAAATTTCATGCGAGCCCCGGCCTTGATCTAACCAATAGGAATAAGACAACCAACTGTAGAACCTCCGCTGTCCTTGTAACACTACATCAAATAGAAGTGGACCAAGAGCCGCGAGGCCAGGTGGTAGGGAACTAACCCCAGAAGAAAGGAGTGTATAGAATATTGAAATCAAACCCACTCGGAAACGCCAATGAACGGCCATGTTGCGAATGAGGGTTTTGAGGTCATCAACGTCTGCAATTCGTTCGAGAGACTTTAAAATTATTGGCTGTTTATGTTGGACAAAGCTTACAGCGTCAGTGCAACCGTAGAAAGGCGATTGGCGACATAGATCCACGAAGTCTGCTCCAGTGAAGGGGGCAAGTACTCCATCGAGTTCTATTCGTCGTTCCATTTCTCGCCAAAAGATAAACGGTTCTATTTGCCATGTGCTTCGAAAAACGCCAGAAAATTTTAGAGGAATATTGGATGGTGCGACGGGGTCGGGGAGATCGAAAAAACTCGGGGTCGAGTTTCATAAGGCGTTTACGTACGATACGTAGGTGGCCGTCGAGTTTGTAAGCTTGTACATTGATATTGTCCCAAAGTACTATGTGCCTGCTTACTAACCCTTTCCGATTGAAGTTAGGGTCAAGGGGAGCATAAAATATACGCAATACTTTCCGATAGCTAGGCAACGTAAATTGCTTTTTGAGCTTCGGGAGATTGTGTTGATCAATTTTAAACTCCTCATAGATCCTATTTTTGTACTCTTCAGGTTGGTCGGCTACGGCTGCTACGATGTATGCCTTTCGATCATCGGGTCGTAAGCGAGTGCCACGGATCAGACGTACCACGTCGTCACGAATATAGTTGTAGATGTCTTCCTGGTGCGCGCACAAGTGAGCATAACCTATTGCCCGCTCCATGAAGTATTCGATACGGTCATATTCGCGACGTAATTGTCGTGTCGTGTGTGCATCCAGGCGCAGAGTACTGTAACGCATTAGCAGACCGGGGCGATTGTGTTTGACAATGAACGACAAACTATCTACGTCCTCGACGCCAGCGTTTCGCAACTCTTCGCGAACTTCCTCCGTCATATCATATCCCGTCTTGGAAAGAAACTCGATACCGGTAATTGTGGTAGAGACGTCTTCAAACTTGAAATCCACCCCCGTAATGCGTTTGGCCACCCCTTTGAATTCAGTCTCGTCAAGAGGCGTGTCTGTATGAAGGAAATTGTCGTCACCTACATTCTCCAGGTCGATCCTGTTTAACACTTCTTCAGCGCTGCAGTTCCATAGGCGCATTAAAGTAGCAGTTATACAGATTTGGAGAGTCTGGGTGTTATCTTCAGTCACAGATTCGTGTCCCGTGGCGATGCCCCCTTCCTTCCATAAGTGACGGTACTCCGAGTCCACCTCGGCGACCAAGTTGACTAAGTGTCCATTGAACACGGCGGCTTGTACTGAATCAATTGCTGCATGTATGGCTTCGGCGTCAGGATGCCAATCAAACCCTTTCTTGCGTAGAAGCGTCGATATATCGATTATCTGCTTCTTCACATTAGAGTCGTATTTTGTGCCATCCAAGGAATAGTGATACCGCCGCGCGGCAGCCTTTTGATACATACGATTGAATGCGCGCCCGGTTGATGGCATACCTGGTTTACCCGGTGCGTCCCAAGGTGCTCGTCGGTCATTAATATCTCCGTTCACGATACGCCCACGTACTTGGTTGATGATGGGAACACCAACAATAGTTCGAAGACCACCCGGTGCCTGGGCTTTTTCAAACTTGACTACTTGCGACTTTGGAAAGACATGTGCTATACCAACGCGGGTCTTCGGGTTAATGAAGGTTTTGGCTCCGCGTTCTATGATCGGTTGCAACCAGTCTTGGTCCTGAAGCCACTTCTTTGATTTTCGTAGTCCAAGTAATGGGTATCCGGGTGAAGCCTTGAGATTCTTAACGATTCGTTTTGTACTCGGTGGAAGCAAGCG